ATTGATTCATAATCATATTTATGTTTCAACTTTTTTAAATAGAGTGAGATAGCATGTTCTAACCCACTCCTATACCCATACTTTATAGCTTCTCTTCTTACTTTGTGAGGAGACATTTAGGCACTCTTGAGACTTATATACTGTACCATCTTAGGCTCTTTAGCTTGAGACATCTGTGCAGGCAACTCTTGTAGAGTCTCCCAACAAGACTGTCGATAAGAACAGAAGGTACAATTCTTATTGAGAACCATGTTGCCTGTTTCTTTACCTCTAAAGGTTTCAGGCTCAGGTTCAAAACATCGTACTAAGTCTTTGGATTCTACAGCCTTTATAGACTGCTTAACTTTATCAAGTTCTTTATCCATATCTATGTTAGCAGGAACATATTTGAATTGACCATTGGCTTTGTTAACAACCCACCAACCACCTGCTTTGTAGCCTGATGCTTTCGCATAACCTGCGAGTTGTCCTACGTAACCAAAGCTATCGCCTGAAGCTAACGACTCATAAGAATCAAACTTATACTTATAAGACCAATCAGATGCAGACTTAATATCGTCAACTGCTCCATCAACAACTAAGTCATAAGAGCCTGATATAGTATTATCGTCATCAATTTTAAGTACTACATTGTCACTGTCTTTGTACTCGACATTGGCTTCTGTAAGTAATCCCTTGAATACTGATTCAACTATATCACCAATCATCATGTTCATAACAAACGTAGTGGGTCTAGGTAGTGCAGTCTCAGGTCTATTCTTTTCAAACCATAGTTGACATGAAGGTCTACCTATATTGGACATACGTAACCTAAACCCATCTCGTTTATTACCACCTGCAAACTGACGTTTGAGTGACTCCTTTATTTCTTCGCCTACACGATTGATAGTCTCATCACTCATTGATGTCAAACCCTTAGAAGCATTTTCTAAGTATTGACTAATTGCCAATTCACCACGATGTTGCATTAGGCTACCTCTTCTTCTATATCAATGAAGTCACCAACTACAGAGTTATCCTCATCATCATACTTCTGATTTGCCTGAGCATCCCATTCGTTAATGATGTAACTGTTGTAGTTCTCTACCCAAGCTAAAAAGTTAGCAAAGGTTTCTTGGTCAGCATCAGCTAGTTCAATAGTATTACTAATGTCTAGACTAGCAGTAGGTAGATAAAAACAATTACCATTTGGTAACTTTCTTTCTTCAGTACCTACTGTGATACTATGCTGAACAGGAAGTCTCTTCATCTGAGATAACTTGGTAAAGGGTATGCCCATTATCTTGAAGGCATCTCTGTTATCAATCTCCCATATAAAAGGTTGACTATCTACTTCAACAGGCTCACCCTTCTCATTTGTGGCATTGACTAAATCAACCATACCAAATACAACACGTACACGTTTTATCTGCTTGATAAGTTCCTGTGTCTTCTCAGGTAATGATTTAAAGTCTTGTATATATCCGGATGGCTTGCCACAATTAAACCCACCCTGATTGTCTTTCAAGTCTATATTAAGATTGTCTGCCATAAGTGTCTTATGATAAGTACCCATAGGCTCACCTGCTTTTGCAGACATATTCTTAACAAATCTCTTATACATAAATCTCTGTATAAAAGGTCTTATAGTTGCAGAAGTTGCATAGACTGCCTTATCATCAGGTATGTCCAACTTATATGTACCACCTTGAACGACTTCCACGTTCATAGACTTTCCTTGCACTTCTGCTTCACCCATTATAGGTGAATGGTTTATCTTCAATCTAGGTAAGGTGTTTGACTTCTTATCACTAGTTGCAGTTTCTCCTGCGATACCCATAGCTTTTGCCATTGCGGCATAATTATTTGTATCTATTGTAACTAAATCACTCATATGTAATTTCCTTTCTGTTAAAGTTCTATTGTTATATCATATAACGTCTTTGGTGTCAAGCCAATTATTACCTATTTTTGCTTCTAATAATAATGGCACATTAAAATCAATATTAAATTTTTGATTTATGATGTTTAGTAAGTCTTGATTAGCTGAATGTAATAGAAATAATACCTGCTTCTCCTCTTCAGGGTGTATGTCTATGACTATAGAATCATGAACACTATTTACAACACAGGACTTTAAGGTAGAAAGCAATCTATCTATATGCATAAGTATAAGAGGAACAATATCAGCAGTAGCAAAACTCTGCACAGGATAATTCTTAACTTGTGTGAAGTTAGTTATCTTGCCATTTGCATATCTCTTAGCATCAGGAAATGCAAACTCTCTACCTGAAGGTATCTTTATCTTACCTGTAGTCATAACTTCTTTAGCCAATTTGGTGTGCCATAGTGCGATTCCCTTGTACTTTTCCGTGAAGTGTTTGTAATATGTAGCCTGAGAAGGTGTCCTTCCAAATCCTGTTGCTCCATACAAGGGAGCAAACGTGTGTGCCTTCGCTTCTTGGCGAGATGTCTTTTCACCTGCATCACTAATAACACGAGCAGTATAACTATGCACATCAAATCCATCTTCAATCTCCTTCATAGCAGTTTGGTCTTGTGATAAAAATGCAGCAGCTCTGAACTCTAACTGTGCAAAGTCAGCTTCAAGTATCTTGCCACCCTTCCAACGTGACACAAATACTTTCTTGACAGGGAATGTACCACCTCTAGGCATATTCTGCATGTTAGGGTCAGCACCACTAAACCTGCCTGTCGCAGTCCTATGTTGTAGTAGTCTCACATGTAGCTTGCCATCAGGCTTGATGTGAGTCTGTATACCTTCAACAAAGGAAGACAAGTAAGTATCAAGTGCAGATAATCTCTGTAAGTCTGACAAGAAGTTCATGGCACTAGTCATGTTCTTATGTTTAGCCATAGTATATAGTGTACCTAAGTTAGTCTTGTTCACACTAAACCCATTAGCACTAACCCACTTAGCATTAGGAGCATTGAACTTCAACCCACCTATTACCATTTTATCAGGTACAAATAAGTAGCCAATAGAATCACAAGCATCACACTTGGTAGGTCTAGCAAAAGGAGTTCCATCTTTCTTTACCTTTCTAATGTATCCTGTGCCTGAACAAGGATTACATTGCTCTGCTTTAGTCTTGTACACTATGGTTGATTTAGTAGCGACAGTTTGCTTATAGTCTGTATTGTCCATATAAGGAGTAAAACTATTTGCCCATAGTGCTTTTTCTAATGGCTTTCTACTGTAGATAACCCAAGACATCTGTTCAGGACTATTAAGATTGATAGGTGTATCACCCATTAACTCTTTCACTTGTTTGTTTAGTCTCTTCTCTATGTCTTGTTTCTCTTGCTCAAACTGTACACGTACTGAATCCAAAGCATCCTTGTCAACAGTAAACCCACGTTGATATATTTTAGCTAGGGTTGTGGCAACCTGATTAGTAAACAATACTGTTTCCATAAGACTAGCATTGTCAGTCGTGTTCAATCTCTTATAGATAGAATCACTCAACTGTTGAGTAGCCTTCAAGTCAGCAGATAGATAATCAGATAACTCTTCGTGTGGTATCTCATCAACAGACGTATGGTTTTTGAAATACTCTTTCATAGTGTCTTGCTTCTTTGTGTCTAGGTCATGTCTTATAGCACATGCTTCTAGTGACAAAGGTTCTTTCTGCCCACGTTGAAGTATATACTCACCCAACATGGTATCAAAGACTGTGCCATCATACTTGAAGCCACACTCCCATAACCACAGTAAGTCGTGAACAATGTTATGTCCAATCAATACTGTAGCTTCGTCTAGTAGTTCTTGTACACCTGTGAAGTCATCTCTGTACAAGTATTCCTTACCTGTGTCTGTCAAACATCCCACCATGACAAGTTTATTGTCAGCTTCAAATGGGTCAAGGTGTAACTTACCACCTCTATGTGTAACAGTATTCTCTACATCAAGTGTTAACTTCATGCTGTATACCTCGCTGTCTTGTAGTCAAGTTCGCAATGAACTGTGCCATGCCAACCTGATAACTTATTCTTTACAATATTAAGATGTCTCTGTACATCTTCCTCTTCTTGTCCTTCGACCTGTGGGTTCTTGGCTATCAATACCATCAAGTCTGCTTCTGCAGCTTTTCCTGTACGTGAGCCTTCCATCATAGCTTGGTTCAGTACAATCTTACCTTCAGCTTCAGCAGATAACTGAGACATATAAAAGACTGCACACTCATACGTCTTGGCAATCTGCCTAGCATGTATTGCATTAGCCTTCAATGCTTCATCAGGTCGAGAGAATCCACCTGTCCTAGCAAACTTATCTCCCATGTCTAATACTAGAATGTCAGGCTTGTATGCCTTACACACACTCTCAACCCATGCCATGTCACGATTAGATGCATCACGTATCTTGATATTATCAAAGACAGGTTTGTATCTAGTCTGTGCTTGAGCAGGATTGTTCTTGACTTCTTGTACAGTCATGCCTGTGGCTGCCGTCAAGTATCTTGCACCAACTCTGTGGTAACCTTCTTCGTTACAGAGTATAACACACTTAGCACCTTGATGTGCAAATCCATTTGGACTAGCTATAAGTGATGCATGGAAGGATGTCTTACCTGTGTTAGGTCTAGCACCAACCTCAATCAAGTGACCTGCATTGATACCATCTAGCTTACGTGTTAGGCTAGGTATGTTGAATGTCCATCTAGCTTCTAGGTCATTCTTAGCAAGCAATGTCTCAATAGAGATGTCATCCCATTCTATATTAAGGTTAGGTGTAAAATCATCCCCATACAACTCAAGAAGATTTCTAAGGGGTTCAAGAGAGGATTTAGCACCATTAACGTAGTCAAAGCCAAGATTGGCAATGTCTTCACCA